CCCGGCTCCTCCGCCAGCGCCACCGCCCGAGCCACCCACGCCAGGGCGCACCAGACGCCGCGCCGAGCAGGCGGCCGGTAGGACACGAGGCGTCAATCTCCGACGTGATGCCACTGCAGGTTCCGCGCTCGGCGGGCTCGCAGGCGGCGCAGGGCTCTCGCTCTAAGCGGCAGCATGGCAGCCACACCCTACAGACTTCCTGAAGGGCAATCGGCGAGGGACCTCTACGAGAAGTTGGCAGTGAGGCGGCAGATCGTCCTCGACGCGGCAAGACGCTGCAGCGAGGTTACGATCCCGAGCATCATCCCCCCGGAAAACTACCAGGCGGGTGATCCCCTCTACACGCCCTTCCAGTCCTTCGGCGCTCGATGCCTCAACAACATCTCGTCCCGCCTACTGCTTACGCAGCTCCCTCCGAACCGTCCCATCTTCAAGCACGAGATCGCTGACTACAGCCTCGACGCCATGGAGCGGGAGGAGGACAAGCAGAACCCTAAGGGCTCCCTCAAGGCCCGTGTCGAAGCGGCGCTGTCCAAGCGGGAGGAAGGGGTCCGATCGAGGATGGAGAGCACGCCTCTCCGCATGATCGTCAACGAGAGCACCCGCAACCTGTTGGTGGGAGGCAACGTCCTCCTCCGCCACCAGAAGCTCGCGCAGCCGCTCTACCACGACATGAACCACTACGTGGTGCAGCGGAACAACCGAGGGGAGCAGCTCCTCGTCATCCTCAAGGAGCCCGTCGCCGTCCACTCCCTGCCGCCCGATGTGCAGGCCCTAGTGCGGAGGAAGGGCGTCGAGGCCAGCACCGCCAAGCAGGACGGCGATGCCGAAGCCGTGGACATCTACACGGTGTGCCAGAAGGCCTTTGACCAGAAGGGCACCGAGTGGTGGTACTCGTGGGAGGAGTACGCGGGGGTCCGCATCCCCGGCACCAACGCTAAGGACCCGGTCGATGCTCCGCCGCTGTACGCTGCGTGGCTGATCCCGGTGTATGGTTCCAATTGGGGCCGCTCCTACGTCGACGAGTACTACGGCGATCTGCTCGCATGTGAGAACCTCTCGAAGGCCCTGCAGGATGCCGCTGCGATCTGCTCGTGGCTGGTGTTCCTCGTCAACCCCGAGAGCGCCACACGGCTGCGCGACTTCCAGAATGCGCCGAACCTGGCGTGGCTGGCGGGCCGTGAGGGGGACATCAGCGTCCCCGACCTCGGGAAGTCGGCCGACTTCAAGTTCGTCTCGGATGCCCTGCAAGGGATCATCCAGCGGTTGGCCTTCGCGTTCCTCCTCAACTCCGCCATCCAGCGGAATGGGGAGCGGGTCACGGCCGAAGAGATCAGGCTCATGGCTCGGGAACTCGATGAGGCGATGGGCGGCGTGTACGCCTCCATATCTCAGACGGTGCAGCGCTGGTGGGTCATGCGGTTCCTCCACCTCCTCGATCGTGAGGACCGGGACTTCCCCAAGCTGCCCAAGACCAACATCGTGTCGATCAAGGTCATCACAGGCATCGATACGCTGGGCCGCAACGCCGAAGCCGAGAACCTCCGCGAGCTGGCGCAGGACATCACCAGTGTGTTCGGCCAGGAAGCCGCCGCCAAGCAGATGTCCATCTCGGAGTACGGCGCAAGACAGGCTGCCAACAAGGGCATTCCAACGGATGGCCTCTTCCGAGAAGCAGCGACGATCGCGTCCGAAGAGCAACAGGCTCGGGGCTCCGCGATCATGGACAAGACCATCCCCGGCGTAGCGCAGGAAGGGATGAAGGGCCTGATGGACGGCAAGATTGATCCCGCCGCTCTCCAGGCCGCACTCCAATCTGCCGGCGTTCCGGCCACAACCCAAGGGGCACAACCCGCACAATGAGCAACATCGAGACCAGCGGCGCCTCCGGCCGCTTCACCGGCACCGTGGACATGGGCGTTCCCACCGTCGAGACGCCCACTCACCAGCACACCATCACCACCGAGCAGGTAGCCCCCACTGCGGCGCAGCTCCGGGAGCAGGCGGCGGCGCCGATCGACTACGAGAAGCGCTACAAGGATGCGCAGGCCGAACTCACGAAGCTGCAGCAGGAGAAGGCTTCTCGTGAGAAGCCCGCCGAGGCGCAGCCGGAAGCAGCCGCCGTAGAGGCCAGCGAGGCCGGCGTCGAAGGGGAGGCCGACAAGCCGGCCGAAGCCGAGGTCGCCGAGGACAACCAGGAGCAGGACCTCGAAGCTGAGGTCGCGGCCAAGGTGGATGTCACGAAGTTCGAGGCCGAGTTCACCGAGAAGGGTGAGCTGAGCGCCGAGAGCTACGCGGAGCTGGAGGGCAAGGGCTTCTCCAAGGACGACGTGGACGACTTCATCGCCTTCCGCCAGGAGCGCAACCAGCGGTTCGTCAGTGCCATCTCCGAGGAGGTCGGCGGCGACGAGTCGTGGGCCGGCGTCCAGGCGTGGGCGAAGGAGAGCATGCCCGAGGCCGAACGGGATGCCTTCAACAAGGGCATGGCCGAAGCTGCCAAGACACGCGACATCGCGGCGGCCAAGCTGCTGGCGGCGGGCGTCATGCAGCGCTACCAGGAGGCCAATGGCTTCGGCTCCTCGCGGTCGGCGACAGGCGGGGCAGCCAACGAGGGCAGTGTCGAGGCTGGTGCCTACGCGACCAAGGCCGATTGGCAGGCGGACATGCGGTCCGACGACTACCGGACCAACCCGGACGTTCGCGACAAGGTGGACGCCAAGCTGGCGAACTCCGGCTGGTACAGGGCGCAGAACGGGCTCTGATGCTCAGCCAGGAGCTAGTGAGGTGGGCGGCGGACCTTCTCCAGTGTGAGGAGGCTGCCGTCCGTGCGGTCGCAGAAGTCGAGAGCCGTGGCTCCGGGTTCCTGCCTGATGGCCGCCCCAAGATACTGTTCGAGGCCCACCAGTTCTCGGCCAGGACCAAGGGGGTGTGGGACACGACGTATCCGCAGATCAGCTCCCCGGTGTGGAACCGTGCGCTGTACCTCGGAGACGAGCGTGAGTACGACCGGCTGGCGGTGGCAGAGAGCCTCGACGAGGGGGCGGCCTACCAGTCCATCTCGATGGGCGCCTTCCAGATCATGGGCTTCAATCACAAGGCGGCGGGCTACGAGTCTGCCAAGGCCATGTGGTGGGCCATGTCGAAGGATGGCAGAGAGCACTTCGTCGCGTTCGTCAACCTGGTGAAGGCCGAGAAGGGCTGGCTCAAAGCTCTTCAGGCCAAGGACTGGAAGCTGTTTGCGCGGCTCTACAATGGGCCGGGGGCGGTGGCCTCCTACTCCGCCAAGATGGCCGATGCCTACGCGAAGTGGTCGGCCCACAAGCCGGACCCACAGGTCCCCATCCCGGTGGCAGACCCGACGATCAAGCCCAAGGTTGCGGGAACCACGGTGGTCACGAGCAGCGTGGGCATTACGCTGGGCGGCGTCTCGGTCGCGCAGCAGGTGACAGATGCCCTGCCTCAGATCACCGAGAGCCTCAACCATGTGAGCAGCCTTCGAGGCGTCCTGGTGAGCCTCGGCACGCCGGCCATGATCGTCCTCGGCCTCACGGTCGCCGCCGTGGTCTGCTCTGTTGCGGTCCTCATCCGCTACATCATCAAGCGCAACAACGGCGACGTGGTTAGCACCTGATGCTCACCGGCCTTTGGAATAAGGCCCTCCCCTACCTCCTCGCCTTCGTGGCGGCTATCGGCGTGGCCCTAGGTCTCGTCAAGTGGCTCCTCGGGGCGGGGAGGAAGATGGAGAGGGCGGATGCCCTAACCTCAATCACCAAGGATGTGGAGAAGCGCCATGAAGTGGATGTCCGCGTTGCTACTGAGCGCGATCCTCTTGAGCGGCTGCGGCAGGACTGGTCCCGCGACTGACAACTTCTGTCTCCTCGCGAAGCCTCAGTACGTGAGCGCTGGGACAGTCCTCACTGAAGCCGATGCGCGGGACATCCTGGCTCACAACGAATACGGCCATGTGAAGTGCGGCTGGCCCAAGTCACCACGGAAAGGGGCCAATGCCCGATAGCAACAGGTACGCGCGGCAGAGCTTCTCGCCCGATGGCGTGAACCGTGAGTACCAGGTCGATGTCCCCTACCTCCAGGTGACGCATCTGGCCCTCACACACAACGACGCCACCCTCGCATACGGCACGGACTGGGAACTTGCTAATCCCACCACCATCCGCACGACTGCCGTACTGACGGCCGGAAGCGAGACCCTCGTGTTGACCCGCAGCACCGACGTGGCCGAGCCCGTAGCTCAGTTCGTCTCTCCCGGCACCTTCACGTTCGGCAACCTCAACCGCATCATCAAGCAGTTGCTCTATGGTGTGCAGGAGGCCTTCGACCGGACGGTGGGAGGCGAGGAGATACTCGCGGAGGCGCAGGCTGCTCGGATTACGGCGGAGGCAGCGCAGGTGTCGGCGGCGGCATCTGCAGCGGCAGCGGAAGACGAGGCGGGCGCGGCGGCGGCATCTGCAGCCCTGGCAGCGACGTTCGATCCCGCCAGCTACTACACCAAGAGCGCGGCTGATACGCTACTGGCCGGCAAGGCTACCTCAAGCCACACTCACACGGCGGCCGACGTGCCCGCAGTATGGGAGACCGGCGACTACCGCATCAGTATCCGCGCGACGACGGCTTTGTCCGGTTGGGTGAAGGCCGACGACGGCACGATCGGCAACGCATCCAGCGGTGGCACAACCCGCGCCAATGCGGACACCACGGGCTTGTACGCCCTTCTGTGGAACACCTTCGACAACACGATCTGCCCGGTGTCTACCGGACGTGGCGGCAGCGCGGCGGCGGACTTCGCGGCCAACAAGACGATCACTCTGACGAAGGCGCTGGGGCGCGCTCTCGTAGTGGCCGGAACCGGGTCGGGACTGACGGCGCGCGCGCTGGGCGATACGGCGGGGGCCGAAGAGCACACGCACACCGGCACAACGGCAGCCAACACTGGCAACATCACGACAGCGAACAATGCCGGGCAGAATACCGCTCCGGGCTCGCATGTACACACTTTCGAGACCGACGCAGGGTCCTCGATGCAGCCCTCGGCGTTCGTCAGCGTGTTCATCAAGCTCTAACGGCGATGCCTTCCGCAAGTGTCCACCTGGGTGCCACCTGGGTGGACACGTCGGAGTGCGTCACAACCTCCAGCAAAGCCAATACCTGCGCCCTGAGGGGAGAGCAGCCTGGTGATGTTGGGGGAAGAGATCACATCCACCCACCCAAACACCTAGCGGTTCGCGACTACCGGATTGGAGCGAGGCCTCGGCTGCGGCCGAACACCCTCCGTCCCTGCCGCTCAGCCAGCGATGCCGAAGGAGAGCAAGCACACATCATCTTCTGAAAGCAAATGGCAAACACCGTTATCTCCACCGGCTACACGGGCGTCTCGCGTCCTGGCCAGCAGAACCTCTCGGGCGACGCCCTCGCTCTCTTCCTCACCAAGGCCGGCGACATGGTTCTCCAGGCCTGGGAGCAGACGACCGTATTCGACAAGCATCTCATGTCGATGACGGTCCAGGGCGCGAAGGCCCATGTGTTCCCGATCATCGGCCGCAAGCGTGAGGCTGAGTACCATGCGGTCGGCAACCTCATCACTGGCGGCGTCGTCGAGCACAACCAGGTCACGATCACCGTGGACAACCCGCTGTTCGACAGCGTGTTCGTTGCCGAGATCGACGAGCTGCTCAACTACTTCGAGCTGCAGTCCGCCTACTCCCGCCAGCTCGGCGAGAGCATTGCCCTGACGTTCGACGCCTATGCGGCGCAGCTCTCGATCCTGGCTGCCCGCAACAGCACCCCGCCGTACACTGGCGGCCCGATCGGCAAGCGCATCGACGCTTCGGCGAACAACAGCGATGCCCTGGTGGATGCAGCCTACACGGCGGTCACCCATATCGGCGAGAACGACATCGGCGGCGGCACCCCCCGCTACTTCCTGCGTTCGGCCGAGTACTACCTGCTGGTGCAGAACGAGCGCGTCCTCAACAAGGACTTCGGCGGTTCGGCGAACATCTCGTCGGGCACCATCCAGGAGGTCGCCGGCATCCCGATCCAGCATGTCAAGGGCAACCGCATCCCGAACACCGATCGTTCGGCCGACTCGGCGATCCCCTCGAAGTACCGGGTCGATGCTCGTGAGACGCTGGGCCTCATCACCAACCCGCAGGCCGTTGGCTGCCTCAATGCTCGGGCCATGCGCCTGACGCTGGATCAGCAGAACGATCGTCTGGGCTGGCTGATGATCGCCTCCAAGGTCTCTGGCATGGGCCAGCTCCGTGGCGAGTGCGCCTGCGAGGTCTATGACAGCACGATCGTGGCCTAAGGTCTCGATCAAGTTGGAGGAGTGGAGGGGCTCATCCCCTCCCTCTTTCACCTCTTCCCCAACAGCGAGTGATCCCTGCAGTGACCACCACATACGACATCGCCTCCGCCTGGGTAACGCCCACGTCGGAACTTGAGGCGGTCAACCTCCTGCTCAGCACCATCGGGCAGGCCCCCGTGTCATCCCTCGAAGCCGAGGAAGGTGAGGCGCTGGGGATCGACACCGAGAAGGCCATCCTCGCCCTCTCCCGTGTGAACCGCGAAGTCCAGCTCGAAGGCTGGCACTTCAACGAGGAGTTCGACTACCCCTTCCAGATCGGAGAGGGCGGAACCATCACCGTCCCCGACACCGTCCTCAAGGTCACGGCCTCGCGGCGCCGCTACCAGGGCACCCTCAAGATCACGCGCAGGGCAGGCCTCCTCTACAACCTGCTCACCCGCGCCACCGTCTGGTCCGAGACGATCTATTGCGACGTGCGCTTCCTGCTCAGCTTTGAGGACCTCCCCGAGGCTGCCCGTCAGTACATCTGCATCAGGGCAGCGCGGCAGTTCTCCGACCAGGAGATGGTCTCCGAGACGGGCAACAAGTTCACCAGAGCCGATGAGACCCGCGCGAGGATCAACATGGAACAAGCCGATGCGGACGACTCCCAGCACAACACGGCGCGGGACAACCCGCACTTCCGTGAGATGATGCGCGACGGTCGCAACCACATGCGGCGGCACCGCTGATGCTCGACAGTTATCCGGTCCCCAACCTCATCAATGGCGTCTCCCAGCAGGCCGAGACGCAGCGCCGTGATACTCAGTGTGAGGCTCAGATCAATGGCCTCAATGATCCCGTGGACGGCTGCCTTGCGCGGCCCGGCTCCAAGCAGATCGGCTTCATCGCTGGCGCCAACTTCGAGGACGCCTACGAGTTCGACATCCTGCGGTCCGACGAGGAGAAGTACCGGGTGTTCGTCATGGACGGTGACATCCGCGCCTTCAACCTGCTCTCAGGCAACGAGTGCACCATCGAGTTCCCGGATGGGACTGCTTACCTGCACATGTCGGGGGACGCGGCTGCCCGGAACTTCAAGGCGCGGACGGTCGAGGACACAACCTTCCTCGTCAACGGCACTGTGACCCCCGAGATGGATGGCGCGGAGAAGAGCGCGGCGCGCAGCTACGAGGCCCTCCTCTTCGTGAAGCAGCTCACCTACCAGGAGACGATCACCGTCACGCTGGATGGGGCCACGTACACCCTCAGCACACCGACATCGGTAACGTCCGGCGCCGAGCAGACTGTCAAGACGGATACGGCTGCTGCCAACCTCGTGCGGGTGTTGAGCGGGCTCAGTGCGAACAGCCCTTACGCATCCTCGACGGCAGGGGACGCAGCTCTGGCCGGCTTCACCATCACGCGGTACGGCAGCTCGGTCCACATCTCGCGGGATACCGACTTCACGCTGAGCTGCTCCGATGGCGGGGCCAGTCAGCACCTTATCCCGATCAAGGGGGAGGTGAAGAAGATCAGCGACCTTCCCGGCCAGGCCGGGCCGGAAGGCTTCGTCATCAAGGTGCGCGGCGATAGGTCCACAGACTCCGACGACTACTACCTCAAGTACGTGGACAGTGGCGGCTCTCAGACAGGCCTTTGGGAGGAGTGCGTCGCGTCCGACACCGTGCTGCGTCCGAAGTCTAGCACCATGCCGCACACGCTGCTCAACTCGGGGCCGGACCTCTTCGTGTTCTCGGCCGCCGTGTGGGAGCCCCGGATAGCAGGGGATGGCGTTACCACCTCCCCCGACCCTGGCTTCATCGGCCGCGAGATACGCGACATCTTCTTCGACAAGCAGCGCCTCGGGTTGATGACATCGGCGGGGGGCGCGTGGTCCAAGACCAAGCAGTACTTCACCTTCTTCCCCGACAGCGCACAAGTGCGGCTCGATACCGACCCCATTGACATCGACATCGTCGGCAGCCGCCCCTCGACCCTCGAACACGCCGTGCAGTTCAACGAGCAGATGTTCTTCTTCGCTGACGAGGTGCAGTACGTGAGGGCTGAGGCGGAGACGCTTACGGAGGCGACCGTCGATGTTCCGCCATCAACCAACTTCTCGTTCAACCCCGCTGCCCCTCCTAAAGGCGCGGGCTCGTACCTCTACTTCATGGACACCGACGCGGACGGCCGGTTCACCACCGTGTGGGAGTACTTCGTGGTGCCTCAGGGAACGTCGAAGGACGCCACCCGGACCAACGATCACTGCCCTAAGTTCATCGCGGGCGCAGGAACCCGGCTTATGCCCTCGCCGACTGCCAAGGCCATAGCTGTACTCACGGACGACAATGGGCGTCACCTCTACTTCTACAACCAGTATCTCGACGGCGAGAAGAAGCTGCAGAGCGCATGGAACCTGTGGGAGTTCCCCGAGGGGCACACGATCATTGGCGGCGGGTTCGACAAGGCCGACCTGATCCTCACCGTGCAGCGGGCCGATGGCGTCTCCCTGGAGAAGGTGGACATTTCGTCGGCGCAGCGCGATCCCGAGTCTACCTACATCACCCGGTTGGATATGCGGCTGGATGAGACGCAGGTGGGCAGGGCCTACATGGAGGATGAGGATCGCACCTACATCGCGCTGCCCTTCGAGATGGCGGATGGCGAGGAGTTCACGATCGTGTCGCGGCAGTTCGGTGGCTACGTGCACGGCATGTCGGAGCCGCCTGGCGTACTGGCTGAGGTGGTCTCTGCGTCTGGCTCTGAGATCGTCGTCGAAGGTGACTGGGAGGCCAATGCCTTCTTCATCGGCGTCGTGCCGGTAGCGCGGCGGACCTTCTCGACGTTCTACCCGAAAGATGACAGCGGCGCGATCCTCGCGGACCGAACCCAAGTCTACCGCCTCGTGGTCGCCATGACAGGCACCGGATACACGCGCGCCGAGGTGGCTCACACCAACGGTCCTACCCGGCGCACTGAGTTCACCGGACGTATCCTCGGCAGTCCCGCCAATCGCTTCGACGAGGTGGTTCTCGACGACATCAACCTCAACGTAGGGGTCAACTCGAAGAACACGGAATGCACGATAACCCTCATCAACGACACCTTCCTGCCGAGCGCGTGGCAGAGCGCCAAGTGGCTCTTCCGAATGGCGCAGCGATCCCGTCGAAGCGCCGCCCCCAGCTCGTAACGCGGAGGGCCACACTCGATGATGTGGTGCCGTTCATGGCGAGCATTCGGCCAGCAGATCGGCGCGAGAGCTTAGCCGGTTCCGGTATCCCAACGGGTGTGGCCTTGAAGAGGGTGATCCCCGAGGGCACCACCAACCTGATCGCCCTGCTGGACGGCACACCGCTGGTCCTGTGGGGCGTACGGCCTCACCTGCAGTACCCCAAGGTGGGCATCGTCTGGCTGGTCGCCACGGTTCAAGCCGAGCGGCGCCTCGTTGCCCTCCATCAGGAGATGCGGTGGCAGTTGGATGAAGCCCTTACCGCCTACCCCACCCTTTGGAACGTCGTTTGGGAGGGGAACGCCTTGCACGTCCACTGGCTGCGCCGCATCGGGGCAGAGTTCATCGCCCATCACCCGAAGCTCGGCCCACTCGATGAGCCGTTCCTGGAGTTCACCATCACACGAGACAACCTCACCCCCTTCTCACGGAGCGCTTTCTGATGTGCGAACCCGTCACCATCGCAATGACGTTAGCTACCTTCGCGCTGGGCGCGACGCAGGCGGTCACGACTTACCAGGCGCAGGAGCAGGCCTACGCTCAAGGCGAGGCGTTGGCCCAGCGGGAGACCGAACGCTACTACGCCAACGTGAAGGCCTCGCAGGGAGCCAACCGGCAGGACCACGTCGCGTTGCACAGCCGGGAACTCCAGGAGCGTGACGCGCTGCAGGAGAAGAACCGCATTGCCGCTATCGAGGGCGCCCGTGCCCGAGGCAAGCAGGCGGCGGCCACCGGAGAGAGCAACGTCACTGGGATTAGCGTGGACAACATCCTCGCGGACGTGGAGCGCGGCCCTGCAAACGACCAGGTGCAGCGCGAAGCCACCTACATGAACACCGTCGCGCAGCTCCGAGAGGAGATGAAGGGGGCGGATGCCCGATCGGAGGCTCGGATCAACTCGCTGAAGATTGGCTACAACCCCGTGGCTCCTGCCTCCGGCGCCTCACTGGCTCTGGGTGTCGCTGGGGCTGGGCTGGGCGCGGCTGGCACCTACATGAAGCTCACGGCTGACGGCAAGAAGGGCAAGACCTAATGGCGCTCACTCAGAAGCAGCAGGCGGTCGAGGGCTTCACGCCGACCAAGCGCAGCAGCAACCAGATGGTGGCGCAGGCTACGGCCGGTACTGAGGTCGTCAGGCCCACCGCCAGCCCCGTTACCACCTACGTGCCCCCGCCCCCGGTAGAGCAGCAGCAGGCTCAGTCGCCTCTCCTCCAACTCGGCATGGGTCTCCGCAATCTCGACCGTGGGCTGGACAACATCGTGTCGGCCCGGATCGACGAGCACCGCAGGGAGCAGGCCCGGAAGGAACGCGAGGACGCACTCCAAGCCGTCACCGACTTCTACAAGCGGGACGAGCCCTCAGTGGCTAAGGCCGTGAAGGAGGGGAAGATACCGCCCGACGCATCCCCCGCCTACATGGAGACTTCCCGTGTCGAGGAGGGCAAGGTCAAGGGCCGCCAACTAGCTACCGAGATCGAGGAGGCCTACGACTCCTGGGAAGGTCGCACGACGGCGGACGCTGCCGGCTTCGGCGACTGGCTCAAGGGTCAAGTCAAGGGACGCATCGAAGGCGTGGATGACAAGCACGTTCTGCAGGGCATGCTCCCCTTCATCGAGAACATGCGTACACGGCTGACGACCCATCACTCCAGTGAGAAGTCCAAGGCCGTAGCGCAGAATACACTCGACAACGCGGCGGCCACCGTGAACGACGTGGTGGAGGCGCAGCTCAAGCGCGATCCCACAGGAGGCACCTTCGATCCCAAGAGGGCGGCGGCGGAGATCGAGACGACCAGTCAGAACCTCCTCCGCGTGGGCGTTCGGCCTGCCGACCTCAACAAGGTCATCGTGGACACGGTGGTGGATAAGGCCATCGCCTCCAACAACCCCGAGTTCCTCGACGTGCTCACGCAGCGCAGGGCCGATGGGCAGCGTGGGCCTGGTGAGACCAAGTACGGCCGAGAGAAGCTCGCCGATGCCCGCGAGAGGATATTCAGCCAGGCGGTTCGATTGGATGGCATCGTGGCCACCCGTGAGGAGCGCGAGAAGAAGAAGGTCGTGGGCCTGGCTACGCGCAAGGTCATCGATCTGCTCGCGAAGGACCCCTACGGTGACATCCCCGTGGAGGTGCTGCAGTTGGGCACCGATGCTGATCCCGACTTCGAGGCCCGCGTGGAGCGCCTACGCGGAACGTTCGCCGCCAAGGACAGCCGCGAGGACCCGAACCGGGCGCGGGAAGCCGAGATACGCATCTACAAGTCCGACACCCCGTTCGACACGACGGTGGAGGAGATCGAGGCCGGGAACATCAAGAACCCCGTCACGGTCGGCAGGCTCCTCGATCGCACCTCCGGTATCCAGAAGAGCCGAGAGCGCGGCGAGGCCAGCATCCTCAAGCTGCCTGCGATGGGTCGCTACCGGAAGCTCATCGAGCAGCAGCTCACCGACAACGATCCGTACAACATCGACGGGCGGGCCGCTTCGAACTACGCGATCGGCGATATGGAAGCGCGGCTGTCCGAGTGGGAGATCAAGAACCCTAAGGCTACCGCCACCGATCGCCTGATGGCCGTGGAGCGCATCGGCGAAGAGATCAGAGGCGCCATCGACGCGGACAAGCAGTACAACCGCGAGCAGGTGCGACAGTTGCCGGTACCTAAGGCTGAGCCGAAGAACCAGGGCACCCCTGGGACGGAACCCACCGACGCGGCACCTCCAGGCCAACAGCAGGGAGCAGCCGAGCAGGACGACGCCGTGAAGATCATCCAGGCCCGCATCAAAGCGCTGGACTCGATGGGCGGCAAACTGGTCGGCAAGGTGAAGGTCGGCAAGGGTGATCGTGCAGTCGAGGGGGCCATCGCCAAGGCCGCCAAGAAGCATGGCGTGGATATCGAGACACTGCGCGGGATCGCGTGGCTGGAGAGCACCTTCGATGGGAACGCCAAGAACGGCTCCTCGTCGGCCGGTGGTCTCTTCCAGTTCATCGACGGGACGGCGGCGCAGTACGGCCTCACCGACAAGTTCAACGTCGAGATGTCGTCGGATGCGGCCGCAAGGCTGCTCGTGGACAACCAGAAGAACCTCACGCAGGTGCTCGGCCGCAAGGCTTCGCCCGGTGAGCTGTATCTCGCGCATCAGCAGGGGTCGGGTGGCGCCGCCATCCTCCTCCGGCAGCCCAACATGAAGGCCGTCGATGCGCTTGCGAAGTTGAAGGGCGTCACCCCCGAGGAGGCGGAGGCGCGTATCCGGCTCAATCTTCCCCCGAGGGTCCGTCAGAGGGCCAAGGACATCACGGCTGGCGAGTTCGCCAAGCTCTGGACATCCAAACTCGACGGCTAACACAAGGACCTATGACGAGTGGCAGACACACAGACGGGTGAGCTTCCCGGTATCGACGCTGTTCCCCCCGAGCTGCTCAGTGGCGGGGCTCCTTCGGAAGGCGGTGGTGAGGGGG